AACATAACAGAACTACCAGAGAACTTAACAGTAGGAGAATGGTTAGACCTAAGCAACACAAACATAACAGAACTACCAGAGAACTTAACAGTAGGAGAATGGTTAGACCTAAGATACACAAACATAACAGAACTACCAGAGAACTTAACAGTAGGAGGTAATGTGTATGGATTTAATGGAGATAGAATAACAAGTATCAAAAAAGTATTAAAAGGTTACAACAAAGAATTAAAATACATATATTTTGACGGTATCTTATGGGGAAATGTAAAATCAGTGAAAAAAGTAGATAATATAACGATATATAAAACTCCATTAGGTTATTGCGTAGTAGAAGATGAATTATCAGCACACGGAAAAACATTAAAAGAAGCAATGGGAGATTTAACATTTAAGAAACTAAGAAACACCGACAACTCAGAAATAGTAAAGGAGATAAAAGAGACAGGTAAGGTAAATAGAGCACAATACAGAGCAATAACAGGAGCATGCCAAATGGGAACAGAAAGATTTTGTCAACAACATAATATAACAGTAGATGAAATAAGTTTAGAAGATTTAAGAAAAATACTAGTTAATGACTATGGTGCAGAAACATTTTGGAATTTAATAGATGAAAAGTAGGAGGAGAAGATGAATAGAAAAATAAAATTTAGAATGAAAGATAAGCAAGGGGAATGGCAATATGTAGAAATGACATGTAGTATCATAGAAGCCTTAAAAGACCCTGTAACTCCTGGCGGTATTGATATTGATGAAAATACAATAGGACAATACATAGGATTTCATGACAGATTTGGAGATGAAATATATGAAAGTGATATTGTATATGTGCGTTCAGAAGATGAAAATGCAATAATTGAATGGGATGAACAAACAGCAAGATTTATCATTCATTTTGATGGGTGGATTGCAGATTTTGATAATTATTACGGCAAAGAATTAGAAATAATGGGTGATATATATAACAATCCAGAGTTATTAGAAGGAGAATAGATATGTTAAAAATAAGAGAACGGAGTAGATTTAAAAGAACTTGAAAAGTTTGGATTTAGAAAATATGAATATACACATTTATTAGTTTTAAGAAAAAAAGAACACGATTTTGCAAGTATAGATATTAGAAACAGAAGATATGAAATATTAGATTTATGCAATTTAACATATAATTTAACTTACGATTTAAGCAAAGCAGATTTAGTAGTAAAGGAGTAAAAAATGTATTATTGTTTATTTGAACAAAGTGGAACATTCAAAAATGAATTTAGAAAACTTCGGATATGAGGCAGTTGATTATGACATACAAAATGAATTTAATGAAACAGATGTAATAATAGACTTATTCAAAGAAATAGAAAAGGCATATAACAAAAAAGAAAGTATATTTGATGACATAACTGAAAAAGATACAATTTTAGCATTCTTTCCGTGTGTAAGATTTGAAAATCAAATAGAAATGCATTTTAGAGGTACTACTTTTCAACAAAAGAAATGGACTGATGAACAAAAATTAGAATATGATTTAAAATTACATAAAGAATTAGATTTAATGTATGAAACAATAACAAAATTAGCAATAGTGTGTATTAGAAAGAATTTACCGCTAATAATCGAAAATCCGTATTCAACAACACACTATTTAACAAAGTATTGGGCTATACCGTCAAAAGTTATAGATAAAGATAGAACTTTGCGTGGAGATTACTACGAAAAGCCAACACAATACTGGTTTATAAATTGTGAGCCACAATACAATATGATTTTAGAAGCTTACAGTTGGAACAAAAAGAAAATAATCAGCAACACAAGTAGTAAGACAGAAAGAAGTTTAATCTCAAATGAATATGCAAACAGATTTATAAGAGAATTTATATTAGAGAGGAGTAAATAAGATATGAGTAAAGAGGAAATATCTAAAGAAACAAAAAATACTTTACAAAATTGTTGGGTTATGACAACAAATCACAAACTAGATAATGAAAATAGAAAATTAAAAGAAGCTATAACTGAAATATTAGATAAAACTATGACTTCAACAGAAAAAAGCGAATATTGGTATAAGTATTATATAGAACATAAACAATACAATGATGATTTAGAATATAACAAAAAAATATTAAAAGACTGGTCAAATATTTTAAAAGGCATGGGCAATAGAAATTATCCTTATTGCTATGCTATTGATAGAATTTTAGAAGAACTGGAGAGGAGTAAATAAGATATGAATGAAAAAGAAAAAGAAAAATACATTTTAAAATTTATATATGGAATTTTAACAGATAGTAGAAATCAAAATAGATATTGTACAACAATGTTCGGAAATTTAGATGAAAATAAAATAGTAAGATTAGGAGACTGTATAAGTTATCTAGAAAATAAGTATCAAGAATTATTTGGAGAGGAGTAAAACATAATGAAAGAAAAAACAGTAGAGAAGATAAATTCTAAAACATTTGACATGATAGATAATAAAAACATAAAAGAAATAACAATAAGAAAAGTGGGGCTATTAGATGTATTTGGAAAAGTTTTAATAGATATAAAATTTAATAATAACAGTGAAAAACATTTAGAAGGTATAAGCCCCGTAGATGCTAATACAATAAAAAAATGGTTAGAAAGAGATAATTTATATGAAAAAGCAAAATTATATGAGTTTTAGGAGGTGTTTTAAGTGGAAAATAACATAGAAATGATAGAGAATATATTAAATACAGAAAGAAGAAACAGAAGAGGAAATAGAGAGATAAGATTTGAAGTAAATAGCAATTATTATAAAGCAGTATCAAAACTTTTATCAGATTATAAAAGAGCATTAAAAGAGAATGAAAGATTACAAAAAGAGAATGAAGAATTAGGTAAATTCATAACAGAAGGAATAGAAATCAAAACTAATAGTCCATATAAAGACGATTCTCTTGAATTTTTAAGAAATAATTTTATTCCAGTTCAAAAAGTAAAAGACAAGATAGAAGAATATAAGAACATTTTAAAAACATGTAATAAAGTAAAAGATATAGACAGAATAAAAGCAATTAATGAATGAATATTAGAGTTAGAAGAACTATTAGAAGGGAGAAAATAAAATGAAATATAAAGGATATGAACTGCTAAAAGCAATAGCAGATGGAGAGATAAAGAAAAATCAAAATATAAGAATAAAATTTAAAGATAATAGTGGAGAAATTTTTGTATTTGATGGTACAGAAATAATAGATATCACACATAAAAACATATTTGATATTTATGGAACACTAACTGTACTAAAATCAGATATTGAACTAATACAAGATGAAATAGATATAGATAGTATAGAAGAATTAGAAGGAATAGTAGAATATTCTACTGAAAGAAATACAATAAATCAATTAATACAAGCAGTAAAACAATTAAACAAAGAAGTAAAAGAGATAAAGAAAATATAAAACTAAAAAAAGAGCATACTACAATAAGGTGGTAGTATGAAAGAAAATGAGATAATAACAAAATGGAAACAAGGTTTAAGTAAAAATCAATTAGCAACAATGTATAGAAGACAATACAATCAAGAAATAAAAATAATAAGATCAAGTGTAAGACATAGACATGATGGAAGATACATAAGCAATTATGAAGCATTAGCTTATGTAGAAAGAGTAATATATAGATATTTGAAAGAAAGGAAAAACAAATGACAATAAATCATATATACAACATAGTAATAGACACAATGAAAGAATTAGAAAACATAAACTTATTAGACATATCAAAAAGAAAAGAAAGTCAAGCACAAATAAATAAAGCATATAAAATCTTAGACAATTTTAAAGATGAACTTATAAGAGAAGATATAAAAAGAAAACAAGGAGGCACAAATGAATAAGAGTGAGCTAATAGAATTGTTAAAAAACTATAAAGAGAACAAAGCAAAACTGAATATAAAACTAAAAGAGATAAAGACAAAAAGACTACAACTAAAAGGTTGTGAAGAGGTAGAGACAAGTTTAACAACAGGTTATGGAATCAATCAAGACATACATAGCAAAAACCAAATAAGCAATAAAGTATTAGCTAAAATAGAACAAAATGATATCAGGAGGAACGATATAAAAAATGAAATAGAGACTTTAGAAGAAGAAATCAGAAAGCTAAGAGAAAGCGTAGAAGCGGTAGAAGACAGATTAATAGGATTGAAATACAAAGAAAGAGAATTACTAGTAGCATATTACATAGATGGGAGAACAGCAGAAAATATTAGTAGAACGTTATATTATGATATGTATCAAAGAACTTGTACACCAAGATATATACAAAAAATAATAGATAAAGCAACTCAGAAAATGATAAATATATAAAAGTTCATAAAAAGTTCATAGTATAGTACGTATTATTATATAAATATATATAGTATAATAACAATAGTAAAATTGTCGAAAGACAAAAACAATAAAATTAAATAAAGCTCCTTAAATTATTTAATTTTAAAAATATAAACTTTTTCAAGTAAGAGTAGACGTTAGTTTAATGTTTACTCTTTTTATTATGTTATGGAAGGAAGAATAAAAATGGGAAGTAAAGAATTTATAGAAAAATGCAAAGAAATAGTAAAACAATATGCAATGGAACATTTAGACAAAAGTGATAATGTTCCAGAATTTGATGTGTTTGATGTATGGTACTGTAAAACATTACAAAACCATAAAGCGTTGTTAAGTACAACATTATTTGATGGTATGTATTATGAATTAACATACAACGGAAATAAAAAAGAATTGTACTTTGACGCATATAAGAAATTTGAAAATAAATGCATCAAATTAGATTAAATTAGTTATTACCAGTATGCTAGGTAACTGATAATATAAAAAAAGGTAGTTGTATTTAGTTGAGTATAATTGACCTCCTTTCAGTATTAAATTTGCCAAAGAACTTTCCTAGCGAGTTCTAATATCTAGGTAAAGTCTTGATAGTAAGATGCGGGTCTTGGACACCTAAGAGCGTAGGTGCAACTCCTACTACCTAGACCAAAGTGTTTATAAGAAAAGAGGTAATAATATGACTCTAGAACAAATAAAACAATTCAAAGAAGAAAACTGCAGTAAATGTAATAAAGATATTGACTGTAAAATAACACAAGACATAAATGGAAAACTAAAGTGTACAGAGGATTAAAGATATGGAACAATGTTTGATAGATAATAAAGTATGTCCAATACAAGGAAAAAAATGTAAAGAATGTAAATTAGATGATTGTAAAAGGACAATAGAGATGATAGAAACACAAGAAGAAAGAGAAGAAAAATGGAAAAGAAAGTTAATAAATGTACAATTATCGGAACAGTGCCAAGAATGTTCTTTTTTAGAGGTTATAAACCTAGATAAGCAGATAGTAAGATGTCCTTATCTAGTTAAAAATAAATGTTTAATAAAATAGGAGGAATTAAAATGTTAGTAAAAGCAACAGATAGGTATGAAAAATTAAATATAAAGGATTTAGAACTAGACAAAATACCAAAGAAAGGTGAAGAGTTCGAGGTATCAGAAGAAAGGTATAGAGTACTAACAAAAGCAAATGAGTATCATGAAGTATTTGTGGAAAAAGTAGAAGAAACAGAAGAAGTAGAAACAGCAACTAAAAAAACTGAGAAAGAAACAGCAATAAAGAAAACAACAACTAGAAAAAATAAAAAAGATAAATAATCATGACGTATAGAGACAATCCTAAAATAGCAAAGAAATACAAAAGTAAAAGGTGGCAGAGACTAAGAAAACAAAAGCTATTAATGACAAACGGTTTATGTGAAAGATGTTTAAAGAAGCGGGATATATAATCCTGCTGTAATAATACATCATAAGGAATACATTACTGACTTAAACTATGAAGATGACAATGTATTCTTTAACATAGATAACCTAGAATGCTTATGTCAAGAATGTCACAACAAAGAACATTTTGCAGATGAACAAGAATATATATTTGACGAGAATGGAGATTTGATAAAGAATGAATAAGACTAAAATATATAGTTGCAATTATAAATCAAATAATCAATGCAAAAAAACATGTTGCAAACACAAAGACGGGAAAGAAGGATGTACTAATACAACTCAATGGAAATATGCCAAAAGAACACCATTAAACTATATAAAAAGAATAATAAACGATATATGTTTAATGAAAAGGAGTTTTAGCAAAAAAATGATCAAAAATAATACTTATACATTAAATGTAGATATACAAACAGACAATGCATTAAAACAATTAAGACAAATAAAACAAGAAGTAAAAAGAGTTGTCAAAGAATGCACTTATGAAATAAAAAAGTTAAAACTAAAAAGAAAAGATATATTAATTGTTAAGATGAATGCGTTTTTGAAAGACGATGACAAAGATAGATTAGAAAAAAGATTAAAGAAGAAGCTACATAGAAAAGTTTTAGTTTTAGATAATTCAGTAAAAGAAATAGAAACGGTTAATAGATAAGATATCCCCCCATAAGCTAGTAAAACCAATGTATATGGGAGAACGGTGGGTGGGGGTTCGAAAAATACACAAGTTATTTTGCGTGAGGGGTGTAGTATAAGGAGGTGTAGATATGGAAGAAGAAAAAGTTGATTTACGCGAAAAATTAAGTGGACAAGCACTTATCGAGAAAAACAAGAAAATAAGGAAAGAAACTCAAAAACTGAAAAAATTATTCAAAGATTTACCAGATAATAAAAAGAAAATGGCAGAAAAATTAATTGAAAATGCTTCTTTTATGTCTATAACACTAGATGAACTTAAGGAAGATATAAAACTATACGGAGTAAAAGAAACTTACGTAAATGGAAAAGACCAATTTGGATTTAAAGAATCAATAGAAAGCAAAACATATAACACAATGGTAAAAAACTATATGAATATAATAAAACAATTAAATGATATGCTACCAGAGGGAAAGAAAATAAATGAGGATGATGAATTTGAACGATTCAATGGTTCTCTATGACATACATAGAAGAGTATTATCAGTTTCTATTAAAGAATCCAGATAAAGCTTGCTATAAGGTTTTAACTACATATAAGAAACTTGTAAAAGATATTTATAATCCAAAACAAGTTTCTTTTTTTAATGAGATAACAGAGGAAGAAGAAACTCATACCTATGTGCTTGATGAACAAAGAGGGAACAGACCAATTAACTTTATAGAAAAGTTTTGCAAACACTCAAAAGGTAAATGGGCAGGAAAACCAGTTATTTTAGAACTATGGCAAAAGGCTTTTATACAGGCACTATTTGGTTTTATAGATAAAGAAACAGAGCTAAGGAAATATAAAAAAGGAATATTAGATGTAGGAAGAAAAAACGGAAAGTCAACAATAGATGGTGGACTTGGAAATTATATGCTAACATCTGATGGCGAAGGCGGAGCAGAAGTTTATTCAGTAGCTACTAAAAAAGACCAAGCAAAAGTTGTTTGGGAAGAAGCAAAAAGAATGATAAAGAAAAGTCCTGTTCTAGCTAAAAGAGTAAGATGTTTAGTTAATGGATTATTTTACGATAAAACAGAAAGTTTTTTCAAAGCACTTGCATCTGATTCTAATTCACTTGATGGATTAAATGCTTATTTTGTTATATGTGATGAGGTACATGCTTGGAAGGATAAAAACTTATTAGATGTTATGTATGACTCAATGTCTGCTAGAGAGCAACCTTTGCTTTTAGAAACATCAACTATGGGAACTGTTAGAGAGAGTGTATTTGATAATGAATATGAATATGCTTCATCAGTTATAGATGGATATGAAGGAAAAGAAGGCGGAATAGTAGATGAAACAGTATTAGCAGTTATATATGAATTAGATAATCCTAATGAATGGCAAGATGAAAAAAAATGGTATAAAGCTAATCCTGGATTAGGAACAATAAAGAATATAAAAGATTTGAGAGACAAAGTGAACAGAGCAAAAAATAATCCAACAGAGTTAGCTAACTTACTATGCAAAGACTTTAATATAAGACAAAATGAACAAGATAAGTGGTTATCATTCGATGTCGTTGACAATCCTATAACATACAACATAGAAGATTTATTTGATACATATGCAGTAGGAGGAGTAGACTTATCAAGTACAACAGACTTAACTTGTGCAACATTACTTATTGTTAAAGGTGGTAAGAAATATGTAATTCAACAATATTTTATACCTAGTGAAAGATTAGAATTTAAAATTAAAGACGACAAGATACCATATGACAAATGGGAAAAACGTGGATTAGTTACAATATGTGAAGGTGCAAAAGTAAACTACAGTGATGTTACACAATGGTTCTTAAAGATGCATCATGAATACGATATATCAGCTTTGTGGGTTGGTTATGATCCTTGGAATACTCAATACTGGGTAGAAGAAATGAAAGAACAAGGATTTGAAATGGTAGAAGTAAGACAAGGAGCAAAAACAATGAGCAATCCTATGAAGCAATTAGAAGCAGATTTAATAGAAAAGAATGTTAATTATAACAGCAACCCAATTTTAAAATGGTGTTTATGTAATACGGCAGTAAAAAGAGATGATAACGATAATATAAGACCAGTAAAAGGACAGAAACAAAGAGCGAGAATAGATGGCACAGTAAGTTTAATAATAGCTTACTGTGTTTTATTTGAAAAAATGAATGATTATTTAGCTCTACAGGAGGAGTGAAATGAAAAAAGAAAAGCGCAGTTTATTTAATATGGTGTTTGGAAATAAAAAACAAAATATAGTTAATGATAATGTATTAAGATTGTTAAGTGGATTTAATGCTACATATACAAATATTTCAGATAATATCGATGACAATATAATTGCAAAAGAATGTATACATACAATCGCAACACATTGTGCTAAAATGATGCCTAGACATTATCAGCAGAACGGAGAATTTAAAAATCATATATCAGGACAAATAAATTATATTATTAGTATAAAGCCAAATCCATATATGACTACATATGATTTTATTTATAAAACTATAAGTTTATTATTAGCACAAAATAACGAATACATTTATCAAGATATAGATGATAAAGGTTATTTGAGGGGATTATATCCATTAAACCCGTCATTCTGTACTCTAGTAGAATATGAAAAGGAAGTTTGGCTGAAATTTCAATTTATAGATGGAAATATCTACTATGTGAAATATGATAGAATTATTCATTTAAGAAATTTTTATACAAAACATGATTTTTATGGGGATACAAATCAAACTTTAGAAGGGGCTATAGAAACACAAACTGTTGCCGATGATGGTATAAAAAATGCAATCAAGATAAGTGCTTCGTTGAGAGGTGTATTAAAAGCTTCACAGGCTATGTTAAAAGACAAAGATATTGAGGAAATGAAAAGTAATTTTGTAAAATCTTTATTATCAAGCACAGATGGAATAGGTGGATTAGATGCAAGGCTTGACTTTAAAGAAATAAATTTAAATCCGGTTTTATTGGAAAAAGAACAACTTGAAATGGTAAACGGGAACATATATGGATATTTTATGATTTCTGAAAATATAGTTAAAAGTAAATACACAGCCGATGAATGGAATGCATTTTATGAGAGTGTTTTAGAACCACGAGCAATACAAATGGGACAAGCATTTACAAATGCAATATTTAATGAAAAGGCAATAAAAGACGGTCACAGAATAGAATTTTCAGTAAATCGTATAAAATATGCAAAAACAGAAACAAAAATATCTTTAATAAAAGAAGCAGGAGCATTGGGGTTAATAACAGTAGATGAAGGAAGAGAAATTTTTGATTTACCTGCAATAGGTGGAGAAGAAGGTAAGAAGAGGTTACAGACTTTAAATGTTATAAATGCAAATTTAGCAGATAAATATCAAGGAGGAATTAATGATGGAAAAAGCAATAAAGGAAATGAGAATTAGCGAATTAAGAGCATTACAGGAAGAAAAGGACGAGATGATAATTGAAGGTTATGCTGCAGTTTTTGAAGAAGAGACAGATTTAGGTTGGTGCAAAGAAGTTATTAGTAGAGATGCGTTTAATGACTGTAATATGTCAGATTGTGTTTTAAAATATAATCACAATGACAATTGCTTAATATTAGCTAGGACAAGAAATAAAAGCTTAGAACTAATAATAGATAGTAAAGGATTAAAAATAAGAGCAAAGCTAATTGATACTACACAGAACAGAGATATATACAAAATGATACAAGCTGGATTATTGGATAAGATGAGTTTTGCATTTTCGGTAAGAAAACAAGAATGGAATTACGAAACGGATACAAGAAGAATTACTGAGATTGCACAATTATTTGATGTATCGGTTGTAGATGTACCGGCTTATGATGGTACAGAAATATATGCAAGAAGTAAAGAGGAATATGAAAAAGAAAAAAGAAAATATCAAGAATTAAAAAACGAGAAAGAAAGACTAAAATTATTATTAAGTTTATAATCTCGAAAGAGAAGCGGTGGTAGAACTGCTTCTTTTTTAGTTGGTAGAAACTAAATAGAGTTTTTATAAAAACGGTGGTAGAACTGTTAAAAATTTAAATAGGAGGAAGTAAAAATGACTTTAAAAGAGTTAGAAGAAAAAAAGAAAGAATTAAGAAAGAAAGTTGAGAATGCTAAGCCAGAAGAGTTAGAAGAACTTAGAAAAGAAATCGAAGCATTAAAAGACGTTGAAGTTGAAGAAGAAACAACGGAAGAAAAAACAGAAGAGGTAGATGAAAGAAATCTATTAAAAGGAGCAATTGAAGATTTAGAAAAAAGAAATGTAAATCTTTCAGGAGCAAAAGTAATTGAAAAACCAGTTAAGGAGGAAAGAAAAGTGGAAGAAGAAAAAATAATCGAAGAAAGAGCAAAAGACTTAAAAGAAGGAAAAGCAGTAAAGATTGCTTTTGATAACGGAGAGCAAAGAAGTGTATCAGTATCAGGGGGAACAATATTAGTTCCTAAAAAATACAAAAATGAAATTTCAGAAAGCTTTAATGCAGTATCAGGAATGGTTGATATGTTAAATACTGTACAATTAAATGGAGGAGAATCTTATTCTGTAGCATTTGAGAAAGGATACGGAGAAGGAGACTATACAACAGAAGGTGGAGAATACCATGATATAGATGTTGAGACTGATTATGTTGAAACAGGTAGAGCAAAAATAACTTCTTATATTGAAGTAACAAAAGAAGTTAAAAAATTGCCTGCAGCTCAATACTTAGCTTTAATATCAAAAAGAGTAACAAGCTCAATTAAGAAAAAAATTGGTGCACAATCAATTGTAGGGGCTGGAACAACAAACACAATAAAAGGAATCTATAATGCAGATACAAAAGTAATGCCAACTGATGCTGAAAAAACAAGCGATATAGAATTAAGAGGGATTGATGCAGACACTTTAAATGAAATTACATTTGCTTACGGTGGAAATGAAGATGTTGAAGCACCACAAACTTTAATACTTTCAAAAGATGACCTAAAAGCTTTTGCTAAAGTTAAAACAGAAGATGGCAAATTTGTTTATAGCATAACGAAAAATGGATCTAGAGGAACAATTTCATATAAAGATGGAGGACTTGCAGTACCATTTGTTATTAACTCTGCTTGTAACTCTATTTCAAATGAAAAAACAACAGCAGGAAAATACACAATGATTTATGGTTCTTTAATGGACTTTGAATTGCCTGTATTTTCTGATTTAGAAGTTCAAGAAAGTACAGATTACCAATTCAAAAAAGGAATGATTTGCTATAGAGCAGATGCTATAATCGGTGGAACTGTATCTAAATATAATGGATTTGTAAGAGTAAAGAAAGCAACTGCAAGCGTGTAATATAAAACAAGGAGGATTATATGGAAGAGTTAATAAGACTATCAAAACAGAGTTCGGGTATTGCTGAATCAGCAACAATGAGAGACGATGAAATAAAATTATGGATAAATGCTGCAATAAAAGACCTAAAAAGATTGAATATAGATGCAGGATCAAATCTAAATGACGCACTAATTCAATCAGCAATAGTTATGTATGTAAAAAGTAATTTTGGAATGATAAGTATTAAAGACAAAGAATTAGCTCGAGATACATACAATCTTCTTTGTAACAATTTAAGTTTAAGTTCAGATTACAAGGTGGTGGATGAAGAATGTACAATGTAAGTTGTATACTATTATCTACAACATTGAAAACAAATTCTATTGGAGTACAAAAAGAAGAAACAAGTAAAAATGAGATTCCAATTATAAGAATAGAGGATGTATACGCAGATGAATTTTATAAAGCTAATGAGAGAGGGCATAAACCCTCTCTAAGGCTTGTTATAAGTTCAATAAATTATAATGATGAACAAGAACTTATATATATGAATAAAACATATACTATCATTCGTACGCAAGAAATAACAGCAGATGAACTTATATTAGTTTGCGAAAGGAAATTAAAAAATGTCTAAAACTATTAAGATTGATAATTTATCAAAAGAGATAATGAAATCTTTAGAAAACTATTCCGATGATATTTCAGAAGTAGTTGAAGAAGTATCTAATGATGTTGGCAAAGAAGCGGTTGGAGAGTTAAAAACAACATCTCCTAAAAAACGTGGAAGCTACGCAAAAGGATGGAGATTAAAAAAAGACAAACTAGGAAGAAATAGATATTCTGTGAAAATACACAATAAAACAGATTACCAATTAACTCATTTACTTGAATTTGGGCACGTTACTAGAAATGGTGGAAGAACAAAAGCTATTCCACATATAAGACCCGTAGAAGAAAAATACTCAAAAGAATATGAAAAGGAACTTAAACAGAAAATAGGAGGTATAAAATGACATTAGAAGAATTAAAAATAAGATGCGAAAATCAAGGCTTTCAATATGCTTATGGAGCATTTAAAGAATCAGTAGAACCTCCACATTTAGTTGCTATTTGTAGAGATACAAATAATTTTATGGCAGACAATAAAGTGTATTTAAAAGATACACCAATACAATTAGATTATACCTATATTGATAAAGATATAGATATGCAAAACAAAATAGAAAATGAAATTCTAGGTGATATAGCTTGGAATAAAACAGAAGAAACTTACTTATCAGATGAAGAAATCTGGCAAGTGAGTTATTTTTTTGAAATTTAAAAAGAAAGAAGGAAATGAAAATGGAAAACAAAGTTTTATATGGCATTAAAAATGTACATATTTCAAAATTAACAGAAAAAGATGGTCAAATTACTTATGGGAAACCATTTGCAGTACCAGGAGCTAGAGGCTTTTCACCAGATCCACAAGGGGAAGAGTCTAAATGGTATGCGGATAATATAATTTATTTTAGAAAAAATTCAAATCAAGGATATCAAGGTGATTTAGTTGTTGCAATGCTAAATGAACAATTCGAAACTGAGATATTTGGAAGAACAAAAGATAAAAATGGAGCAATAATAGAAAATGCAGAGGATAAAGAATCAAGATTTGCATTAATGTTTGAAGCTGATGGAGATGACAGGCAAAGAAGATACGTTTATTGGGATTGTTCTGCTTCAAGACCATCAAGAGAGCATAATACAAAAGAAGAAAGTCTTGAACCAGGAACAGATAGTTTACCAATTACAATAGCACCACGTTCAATAGATAGCGCTATTGGAACTTACTTAGAACCAACGGAAGAAAACAAGGCTATTTACAATAAATTCTTTGATAAAGTATATGAAAAAGATGCAACAGCGGAAGTATAGGAGGTAATTATGAAAACAATTGAAATTTGTGGCAAAGAATATCCAATTGATTGCAATGCTTTAACTTATAAAAATTATCGTAGTAAATTTAATACCGATATTTTTAGTGATATTAGAACATTACAAGCATTTTTAACAAAGCAAGTCTTATTAGCGGAAAGCCTAAAAAAAGATAATCCTAATGTTGATGATTCAAGTATAATATCAAGTTTATCAACATTAATGTTAGAAGATATGGGATTGTTTATTGAAGCTGCTACAAGAATGGCTTATATTATGATTCTTGCAGCAGATAAAAAAATACCAGAGTATGATGAATGGCTAGAAAGCATACCAACAATAAGAACTAATGATGAATGGATTGTAGAGGTAACGGAATTTGCCGTAAATTGCTTTTGTTGATAATGAATTGTATGAAAAAATTAAAAAGATTAATACTGGTGATGAAAACTTTATTGAGGAATACCCAGAACAAGAATTTATAGCTTCATGTCTAAGAATAGGATTAACAATAGAAGACTTAAAAGAGATTACTTACATAGAAGCAATGAAGATATTATATTCAACTATAGAAAAGAAAAAAGTAAAAAAAGTTAGAAAAGCAACCCAAGCTGATTGGGATAGATTGATGTAAGAGGCTATTTTAGCCTCTTATTTTTATATAAGAGGTGGAAAAATGGCAAACATAAAAGGTATTATAGTAGAAATTGGTGGAGATACTTCAAAATTACAAAATGCATTAAAGAAAGTTAATTCTAGCACAGCTAGTTTAAGCAAGGAATTAAAAGGAATTAACTCTTTACTTAAGCTAGATCCAAAAAATACAGAATTATTATCACAGAAACAAACAGTTTTAAAACAAAATATAGAACAAACTTCTAAGAAATTAGAAGAATTGAATAAAGTTCAAGAAATGGCAGATGCAACTATTGCAGAAGGTGGAGAAATATCTGAAAAAAACTACAGGAATTTACAAAGAGAAATAATTAACACACAAAATAAGTTAAATAATTTAAAAGCAGAGACTTCAAATTGGACGAAAGCAGGAAGAAGTATAGAAGAATTTGGAAACAAAGTAGCAAACATTTCGAATAAAGTTGATAAATTAGGAAGTACTTTAACAACAAGATTAACTTTACCAATTGCAGGAATAGCTACAGGATTAATAAGCTCTGCAAAAGAATTTGAAACAGCATTTACAGGAGTAGAAAAAACAGTAGATGGAACAGCAACCCAGATGGCTAATCTAAAACAAGGAATTAAAGATATGGCTGAAGAAATCCCTGCAAGCACAACAGAAATATCAGCAGTTGCAGAAGCGGCAGGACAATTAGGTATACAAACTGACAATATATTAACATTTACTAAAACAATGATAAACATGGGGAATGCAACTAATTTATCAGCTGATGAAGCAGCAACAACCTTAGCAAGATTTGCAAATGTAACTAAAATGAGTCAGTCAGATTTTGATAAACTAGGTTCTGTAATTGTTGCTTTGGGCAACAACTTTGCTACAACAGAAGCTGAAATTACAGATATGGGAATGAATTTAGCTTCAGCAGGTACACAAGTAGGAATGAGCCAATCACAAATCATGGCATTGGCAACAGCATTAAGCTCAGTTGGACTAGAGGCACAAGCAGGAGGAACAGCATTTTCTAAAGTAATGGTAAATATGCAATTAGCAGTTGAAAAAGGTGGAAAAGATTTAAAAAACTTTGCATCTGTTGCAGGAATGAGCACAAAACAGTTTCAAAAAGCATTTAAAGAAGATGCAACAAATGCAATAATGCAATTTGTCGACGGTTTATCAAAGAGCGGAGAACGTGGAAAAAGTGCAATTAAAATTCTTGATGATATGGGAATTACAGAAACTAGGTTAAGAGATGCATTACTACGTTCAGCAAATGCAAGCGAAGTAATGGGCAAAGCAATTGAACTTGGAAATAAAGCATGGGAAGAGAATACAGCATTAACGAATGAAGCAGATAAGAGATATCAAACTTTAGACAGCAGATTACAAACTACTAAAAATAAAATATTAAATGTTGCAACAAATACAGGAGACAAGCTAACACCAAGTTTTAATAAATTATTGGATAAAATAGACGGATTAATAGATAATTTTGACAATTTAAATGAAGAAGAAGTAACAAACATAATAAAAACAGGAGCGTTAATTGCAACAATAGGACCAGCGATTAAAATTGTAGGAACATTAGGAAAAACAGTAGGAACAGTAACAAAAGGAGTTGGAACATTCTCACAAGCTATAGCAGTTGCAAAAAATAACTCAATTGATACAAGCGAATCGGTTAATAAACTTGCAATTGTTGCAAAAGGATTGACAACTCCTATAGGGCTAGCAACTACTGCAATTACAACTTTGTGTGCAGCATATGCAGCATGGTATATAGCAGATACTACCCAAAAGGCATCACTAGGAGGATTAAGAGATGAAGTGAAGAAACAAAAAGAATCATGGGAAAGTTTAGGGGAATCAAGACAGAATATATTATCTAGTACCATTCCAGAAATAGAAACATATGGAAAATTATCAGATGAATTAAAACAAATAACAGATGAGAACGGAAAGGTAAAACAAGGATACGAAGACAGAGCTCAAACCATACTTGGAATATTAAGTAAAGCACTTGGAACAGAATATACAATGACAGGAAATGTGATAGATAAATATCAAGATTTACAAAATGAAATTGATAAAACTATAGCAGTAAAAAGAGCAGAAGCGGTATTGAATGCATATCAGCAAGAATATGCAACAGCAATGACGGAATCATCAAAAGCCACACAAACATTAGTAGGATTAAAGCAAAAATTAGCCGAGGCAGCAGAGAAGATGGCGTCTGGAAATGCAAGAGAAAGAAAGGAAGCAGAAATACAATATAGTAGCATTGCAAGACAGATTGGAGAGCAAACAGAAATAATAAGCAAATATGGCAAGACAATTGATGATGTTAACAATTTACAAAAAGCAAGTGCAGAAGGGTCAGCAGAAGCTATTGATAAAGCGATAACTCAAATTGGAGTTTCTTATGAAACGTTAAAACAAAAATCAGAACAAAGTATAGAACAGCAAATAATAAATCAAGGTGAATACATAAAACTATTAAAAGAAAGCTGGCAAGATGCGGTCAATAGTAATGACGTATATCAATCAGAAATCTTGAATAAACAACTATCTACACAACAACAGGAACTAGCAAGCTTAGCGGATACTTTAGCAAAGCAAACGTCATCAGTTACTGATCTATCTCAAGACCAAATCAATGCTTGGAAAATTCTTGCAGAACAAAGTTATTCTGAATATAGTACTGCATTATCAAAAGTTGGACCAACAACAGCACAAAAAATACAAGAAGCAACAGGAATAATTTCCGCAGACACAAATCTTACAGAAGCAGCGGGAAGCAAAGGAAGTCAAGCAACAATACTTTTTGGAAACAATTTAAAATTAGCAAATGAAGCAGAAAATGAAATATCAAATTCTGCGAGAGCCTTAGGAAAAGATACTACAGTGCAAGATGAAGCTGGAAATTTAGCTAATAGAGCACAAAACGCAATAGAATCTAATAACAGCAAAACTTGGGGCGAAGATATGGTAGAAGGACTTGGAAAAGGAATTAAACAAAAGAGTGAAGGAAGTTGGTTTACTGGAATATTATCAGGCTTAGCAAGCACAATATCTTCATTCATTCACTTTTCTAAACCAGATAGAGGACCTTTGCGTGAATATGAAAAGTGGATGCCAGATATGGTTCGAGGATTAGCGAGAACTTTAGATAGTTCATCACCTAAGTTATTAAATTCTGCAAGTAACTTATCACAGAAATTAGAAGAAGAACTGATTAATGTGAATATGCCAAAAGTTAAAGATTTTGGAAAATTACAAGGAAGTTTAAGTAGAAAAATTGCCAATAATACGAGTATGGTAAACAATAATAATAAAATAACACTTCAAATATATCCACAGCATTTAACTGAAGCGGAATTAGATAGAGCATTTGATTATTTAGACAGAAAATTTGGACAATATATGCCATAAAAATATTTTTGCCGACAAATTTCAACAAAAAACAATAAAAATATATGATAAACTCATTTTATAATTATAAAATGGAGGTATAGATATGATATGTAAAAAATGTAAAAAAGAATGCTTAGAAAGCGAGTTGGAAAATGGTATATGCCAAGATTGTGCAACTAAAGGCAAGAATTATATGATTGTTCAAATTGTTATCTCTGTAGCTATTTCAGTAGTTTTGAGTTTAACTATTATAGGTTGGGCGAACAATGAGGTTAGTCTTTCTGATTTCAAAATCGAATCTTTTGATATGGAAACTGAAAAAACAACATACACTTATACTGGCGATTCATTAACATATAGTGGAAAAGGAATAATTTCTTGCAAAAACAAAGACAAAGATTATCTTGTTTTAATTGAAGAAAATAATAAGACAAGCAATGAAACGGATTACAATTATATTGTCGTCCATAATGGAAAAGGTGAATTTAGCACATATGATTCTAGTTATTTAGGGGCAAAAGAAAAACCTTCTTATGAATTTAATATTATAGGATATAGGTCTTTTAAAAAATAGTTAAAAAATACAAAAATAATACTCTAACGAAGTGAATGCTATTTGTTAGAGTATTTATTTATATCAAGGAGGGAGATAGGTGGTAAGAGGTTTTAGATTACTTAATGAAAAAGGACAAAGTTATTCTTTGATGGATATACAAAATAATTGTTTACTAACAGACCCTAATCGGATTAGGATATTCGTATTCAACTGAATATGAACAATTAGGAAATATGTTTGTAGAAAATTTAAGAAAATTTGAACAAGGACAAATAACAGGTACAGTGAACTTTTTAAAATATGATAGCTTCAAAGAATTAGTTGATTTTATAGAAAGAGCAGAAAGTTTAAAACTTGCTTATAAAGTTCCATTCAAGAATGGAGAAAGAGAATATTTAAAAAATATAAACATTCAAAGCTTAACTAAATCTCAAATTCAGACAAATGGAGTAATGAATGAAACGATTACATTTGATTGTTTAAGTCTGTGGTATGAGCAAAATACTGTAGTTTATAACATGGAAGAGCAAGAAGATGAATTAAGATGGGACTTTAAGTGGAATAGTAAATTTACTGATTATAATGTAAGAAGTTTATCATATATAAACAATGGGCATGTAGACGCACCAGTCTTGATAGAAATGAATGGACCTGTTGTTAATCCAATAGTAGAATTATATGTAGAAGGGGAATTTTATCAAAAAGTTCCTTTTTCTATTGAAATTGAAGAATATGAGAAACTATTATATGGGACAAAAGAAAATGAATTTTATATAAATAAGCAAAATACAGACGGGACTCTTACGAGTCTTTTTTCTTTAGATTATATAGATTTTGAAAATGATAACGTAATAAGATTACCAAAAAATAAAAGCTGCGAATTAAGACTAAAAGCAGACAATGAAATATTAAATGCACAAGTTACTATACTAGCTTATTATAAAGCAGTTTAGGAGGTATGACTAGTGAAAAGTGAAATGACAATTAATTTTAATAATCAAAACTATGTAGCAAATTATAATAAGCAAACAGGATATTATGAAGTAGACTTAATAGCTCCTTTAGTAGGTGGAATACATAATGCTGATATAAAATTTACAGATTTATTAGGACAAAGTTATGAAGAAACAAAAGCAATACAAGTTTTTGTTAAAGAAAAAATAAAAATAGAAACCAATAAAGTGTTTATATATATTTTCGATCATAAAGATTTTACTATAAAAGATATTGTTGAGATATCGGATTATGAAATCAATATAGATGAAGAAACGAATGCAAACACAATAATAAAAGTTTTGAAAAAGACAACAGCGATGGCAAAAGATATAATTGTAGTAAAGAAAAACAATGAAGTGATTTATTGGGGAATCTTAGAAAATATAAAAAATGAAGATGGCAAAAGAATGTATGAATATACTTTAAAGTACATAACAAATATGTTTAATCAAAACATCAAGCTGGAAAATGAAGAATTAATAAAAACAAAAGGAGTAGAAGATTTTATTGCAGATGCAATTACTAAAAACTTTATAGAGAATGCGGATGTATTTGTAAACAAAAATTATTTAAAGATAGAAGTAAGAACACATACATCAAAGCAAACAAGTGTAACAAATGTGCAAGACGGAATATATAACCTACATACTTGGATGACAAATTGCACACAAAATTATGATGTTGTATATGACTTTGATATTGTAGATAAAAAATTAGTTGTGACGATAGAAGTTAAATCAACAAATAAAGAATTAATTGATACAAAAGCTCAGGCAATATCTAATTATTCAGAAGTATTTGAGACAGACGTTGTAAGTAAAGTGGTAGTATTAACAAATACAAAAACATATACTTTATATTTATTAAATAATAGAACGACAACTACAGATATGACAGATAAAAATAGAGCAGACGGAAGAGTAGAAACGGTATATACTGAAAAATACGAAGATGCACCTCAAAAAGCATTAGATACAATGAAAGCTAATAAGTACAACCATAACATTACGTTTAATTTATACAACAGAGTAATAAAAATCGGAACGCCAATTGCAATTAAGACAAGAGAGTCTTTAATATTTGATACTTATATTTCAGCAGTAAAAATAACAAGAAATAAATTTATAGAATATACTTGCGGAAACATAAGAATTAAGTTTATAGATAAATTATTAAAAGAAAGGAATAAGTAAATATGTTAAAAGGACATGTGTTTAAAAAGCAAAGATTTGGAAACGAAATCTTCGCTCTTTTTATTGATACTTTTTTAAATAGAAGATGTGGAATAGCAGAGAACTACAAAGAAAGAATGGCTGTAACAGTATCAGGAAGTACATTAACTGTTTCAAGTGGATGCGTATGTGTAAGAGGAAGATTTATTGAGGAAGATACTTCAACACCTATATCAGCAGGAACTGATAATTCATATTGCAAACTTGTAATAGAAATAGATTTGTCAAAGGAAAATACTGATAGCGAATTAATACAAGTAAATTATAAGATTTTAAAGAGCACAAATGGTTATCCAAACTTAACTCAAACAGATATAGTAGCTAATAATAGTGGAGTTTATCAATATGAATTAGTTCAATTTAGAACTACATCTTCAGGAATTGTTGATTTAGTAGATAAACGAACATATTTAGATTTTGAAGGAATATATGCAGAGATACAAACAGAGTATAGGAAAGTATTGCAACAATTAGAGCAAGAATTATCTAATGTTGAAGATGGAAGTTATTATCAAAAGAAAATAACATACGGAAAAGAAGCACCTACAGGTGGAAATGATGGAGATATTTATATACAATACTTTGATTAAGGAGGTAAGTTATGGCAACATCAGGTTCTTTTAGTACAGGAACAGTAGGAAATTTTTACTTTACTTTTGAATGGTATAGAACAGGATATAATAGTTCAGCAAATGAGCATTATATACATTATACAGTGTATGCTCATAATACTGCAGGAAATTATAGAACGGTATATTTAAAAAAATTATGGGTAAACGGCTCACAAAGACTTAACGAATCAGGTGGCACAAGATATTATGATGGAAATATAGTTACATCAGGGGATATAACTGTTGGAAGTCATAATAGTGCAGGAGATGGATGGTTTAATGCTTCATTTGAAGCAGGAGTTGGTACAACACCAGGGTCAAATTGCAGTGGAGAAGGAAGCTGGGATTTAGATAGAATACCACGTTATGCAAATGTAAGTATAAGTGCTAACTCAAGAGCTATAAATAAATTAACATATAATTGTGGTGTAGATGCAACAATTGATTGGAAACAATATAGATTAAATGGTGGAAGTTGGATCAATGATGGTGGAAGTAATACTATAAGCAACTTAAATCCAAATACTACTTATTCAATTCAAGTAAGAGTAAGAAGAGCAGATAGTGGATTATGGTCAGAGAGTAATACTATATCTATGACAACGTATGATATAGCAAGAATAGCTAGTTTGACAAATTTTGAACATGGAAACAACGCTAATGTATCAATTACAAATCCCGCCAGTATTTCAAGTTTAAGTCTAGTAATGAAAATAGGAGACATTGAGATATTAAAAAGAACTGTAACGGCAGGAAATAATATAATAGAATTTTCAGATGAAGAATTAGACAATTTATATAAACAATATGGAAATAGCAGTAGTTTTACTATTACTTTTGTCTTAACTGGAAGTGGATACACAAATTCAAAAACATGCGCTGTCACATTAAAAGGTAATCAGAAGACAACAAAAATTAATATTGATTCAAATTGGAAACGTGGGAAGATATGGATTAATATAGAAGATACATGGCAAAAAGGCGTTATATATAAAAAAATAAATGGCTTATGGAAAAGAGGAATATAGATGTCAAAAATAAAAGAAGTAATAATAGAACCAGAAAGGATATGCGTTGGATCTAATTTTAAATTAAAAATAAAAGCAATTAGATATATGACTTGTGAGGAAATGCAACTAAAAACATGTATAGAATCAAGCAAATGGAAATGTAAGGAGGTTACAGGAGAATGAAAAAATCTTCAAGTGGCAATTATACTATTTATGAAAGTACGGATCCTTGTGAATTACATAAGTATTCTGAAACTTTAGCAAAAGAATTAGAAAAAAAGGATAATGAAATTGAAAAAAGCTTAAAAGAATCAGCAGATAATATTAACGAATTAGAAGAAGAGAATACTTTAAATGAAGAAAACATAACAGAAATAATAGACTTACTCCCAAAAGTAAGTAACGAAGGAGAAAGTATAGCATTAGAAAATACAGCAAGAGCAAAATTTACGAAATTCAGAATTGAGGGAAATAGCAGTCAAGAAACAAGAAGTGGAAAGAATAAAATAATTTTTGATGATATAAAAGAAACTGTTAACCAAGGAATTACATGCTCAATAAAAAACGGAGTCATAACACTAAATGGTACAGGCTCTGGTGTAGTGAATTTTTATAGCAACCCAATTAATATTTCAGCTGGAAAATACACTTTGTCTAAAAATACGGGTGGAACATGGTCGTTAGGGACAGCAACTAGTTCACCTGCAATTCTTCTACAACAAAAAGAAGAAGATGGTTCATATACTACTGTTGAAGGAGGAGAACTAACAGCATATTCTAGTGCAAAGAATTTTACTACTCTAGATTTAGCAGAGGGGACATATAGAATAAGAATATTTATTGCAATTGGTAATATTTTAAATAATTTTACATGGAGACCACAATTAGAAGAAAGAGAAAATTTTACTGGTTTCGAACAAGGTGGACTGATGCCTTCTGTAGAATTTCCAAGTGAGATAAAAAATGTAAAAGAAAGCGTAAGAATAAATATACAAAACAAGAATTTATGTGGTAGTTTATCTCAAGGATATGATAATAAAGGAACAATAACAAACAATAATCAATTTGTATGCACTACTGATTTAATAAATGTAAAATCAAACACACAATATATAATTAGTAACAATTTAAATTTACCAATAGCAAGTATAAGCTACTATAAAGATGAAAAATTTGTAAGATTTCAAGCTAATATTGGTTCATTTACTATTACAATTCCAGAAGGCATAAATCAAGTAAGGATTAATATTTATAGAGAACATACATTATCGATATCAGATTTTACATATATTCAGTTTGAAGAGGGAAAAAAGGCAAAACCATATTTATTACATGCACAACAGGCTGTAACATTTCCATTCACAGAAGGTCAAAAATTAATGCAAGGAGACTATCTAGCAGATGATGGAATACATCATAAGAGAAAACAGGTCGTGCTGGACGGCAGTGATGATGAAGGTTGGGACTATAACAGTGGTAGTCTTAGTAATAATATTTCAGCCTTTACAGCTAATATATCCAACTTAATTAGTGTAGAAAATACTGATACCAAAGTAAGAGTAATGTGTAATAAAACTATTGGCTTAAGTGCAAGTGAAGCAACAAAACTTCAAAAATATAATGCTATTGCAGTTATATCAGATAAAAGGATATATTTATGTGTCCAGAGAAGTTCTTTTTCAACTTCTCCATCTACTTTAAAAACTTGGTTACAATCAAATCCTATTACAGTAGAATACGAACTAGCAGAAGAAGAGATAGAAACATATACAGAAGTTCAGAAAGAAGCATATGAACAAATAAAAAATGCAATAAGTTATAAAGGACAAACAAATATATTTAGTACGAATGAGATAAAGCCTATTTTTGAAGTTGAGGCATTAGTTGATATAGGACTATTATTAAATAATATGCAAGCTCAAATACTTGCAGGAGGTGAGTAAATTGAATACTAGTAAATTATTCAAAAATGCAATAATGAATTTATATAAATCAAAGATATATACTGTAGACTTTGCAATACTAAAAGCTAGTGATTATGCAGATAAAAATAAAATTAATGCAAATGATTACGAAGAACTAATAAGATATTTAACAGAAGAGCAGGAAAAACAGATGGTTGAAGAACAAAAAGAAAATACAACACAGAAGTGGAAAGTTAAAGAGATAGAGGAGGTGGGATAGTGGATAGCACAATAATAGTAGCAATAATAACAGTACTGCGGAGTTATTATTAATACATTAATATCAAATCAAACTAATAAAAAAATTGAGACATTAGAAAGTATAAAGGCAGAATTTAAAAAAGAGTTAGAAGCAGTAAAAAAAGAAATGAAGGAAAATCAAAAAGAACATGACAAAACATATTTGACAGATTTTCTATCTGACATAGAAAACAAACAACCAAAGTCAGATATTCAAATTAAAAGAGCTTATGAAATATATGAAGAATATACAAACCTTAAAGGAAATTCATATGTACATAGTAAATGGGAAGAATTAGAAAAGAAAGGGGCATTGAAATGAAAAAACAAGATAGAAATATAACCATAGCAGTTATAGTGGCTATGGTTATGATATTTTTTAGTGCAATATTTTTTATAGATGATAAGGAGCTAAAAAAAGATGTAGTAGAAAAAGTTACAGACACTGTAACAGATATAGCAACAAGAGAAATGAGTAAAGAAGAAATAGAATCTTTACCATCTACAGAAATAATAGAACAAACAGAAGAACAAGAGAATGCTGTATCAAATGAGCAAGAAGGAGAAGAAACAGAAGGATTTCAACTTCAAGGAGACATAGCTTATGAAGGAGCAAAAGCAGAAACTTGGAACGTAGAATTAGGAGATTATGTTGGATTAACATATTATTCACAATTAGATAGTAGATGGGCAAGCAAGATGTATTCTAGTGTAGGCAATCCAAACCAAACAATAGGTTCTAGTGCTTGTGGTCCTACATGTGCTTCAATGGTAGTAACAGCTACAAAAGGAGCAATAACACCTGATACTATGTGTGATTTGTTTGTACAACATGGATATAGAAGTGCAAATAATGGTACATATTTTAGTGCTTTTAGAGCTGTAGCAGACGAATTTGATATTGGATATGAAGAAACATATTATTTAGACAAAGCTGTAGAATTATTAAGAAATAATCATTATGTAATAGTATCATGTGGAAACGGATTGTTTACAACGGGTGGCCATTTTATCGTTCTAGTTGGAATAGATGGAGATACATTAAAGATATATGATCCATATTTATATAGTGGCAAATTCTCAACAAGTACAAGAAGAGGCAAAGTAACTGTAGATGGAAATACAGTATATTGTAGTATAGACAATTTTAGAAACTATGCTAATTATAGTAAATTCTTTGCATTTGCTCATGATGGAAATGTACAAGTAAACAACACACGTCCAGTTACAACACAAGCATATACTAGATATGTAAATGCTAAAATAGGATTAAATATAAGAAATAAGCCTAATGGATATATTGTAGGTGGATTATCTAATGGTACAGCAGTAACAGTATATGAAACAGATGGCAATTGGAGTAGAATAGGGACAAATAAATGGGTTTCTAGTAATTATCTAACAAGTTATATGGCTGTAGCTTCAAATTCGGTTAAAACAATTTCTGGCGTAAAATACACTACAGGAAAATACAAAGTTAATGCTAGTATATTAAATGTTCGCACAGGTCCGAGTACAAAATATAAAATAAAAGGATATAGACAATTAACAGCAAATGCAAGATACCAAAATAAGAAATTAGGAAACCAATATACTAATGGATTAAAACGTGGAGTAGTAACAACAGTTATTAAGGTTCGAAATGGATTTGGATTAACTCCAAGTGGATGGATTGCATTGAATTATTGTACTAAATTATAACATTAGAGCTAGATTAGATTAATTTCTAGTCTAGCTCTTTTTTTGTGCAAAAATGCAGTAAAATCAAGGCATATAACTTGTTATCTTAAAAATAAAAACGGCTTAAAATCGATTGTGAAGGGTCGTTTTTTAGCTGAATTTCAAGGAAAAAATAAAAGATAGATATGGAAAAAATCTATCTTTTATTAATCTCATTTTTAAACAATAATATATTCTTTATAATTATAAAAAATTAAATTTTTAAATATGTCAATAAT